GCTTCCCATTATACTTTCCCCTTGTATCCAAGTTCTCTCATTGCACCAACAGGAGATGTGTCCCCTGCTAATTTCAAATACGTTTCAACGCTAACATTCTTTGTCAAGAAATTGACCCAAGCCTGCCAGGGCTTGTAAGGACCATACTTGAATCGAGCAATGAATGCAGGCTTTTGCTTGCCAATCCAGGAAGGATGACAGTTGGGATGGACTTCATCCATAGTCTTAGAACCTTCATAAGGTCCGCTATACATTAGATAAGAACCATCGAACTCGAATTGATCTTTAGTAAACATCGTCATAATAATCACCTATTCCTATATTATGTACATATTATATGCTAGCTAATTCATAAGATCAACTTTTAAAGTCCTTACAAAACAACAGGTTACAAAAAATCTGTAACCTGTTGATATCATTGAATATAAATGTCTAAGTAAATCAATAGGTTAGAATAACTGGCTGAAATCCTTAGGAGTTCTATCAGTTTTACTGTGATCGAACACAGGAATACTATCGTTGTATTGCTGATCCTGCATCACATCATCTTGAGCTGATTGCTCAACATCATACAGTCTCATACGAGATCGATCTACACCGATAACAAATCTCTTATATACAGTAGGATCGTTATATCTATTCTTAAGCTGCTTAACCATAATCTGATTAAGTCCTTGTAGATCTTCAGTGCTTATAAGCGCAACCATAAAGTCCGCAGTAGCAGGCAATCCAAACGATTCAGACGTATCAGTTAGTTCAACATCAGAGTTAGAAAAACCAGAGCGAGTAGTCTGAGTAGCGCTAAAGATAGGTACGTCTTTCTCTACAGCAAGCCCTCGCAGCTCTTCTGCAATAGACTTAATTAACGAGTACGTATTGATTGAGCTACCTAATCCTTTCATGCGAGATGATGCGCATATATTTAAGTAGTCAATATAGATAATATCAGGAGTAAAAGCTTTCTTAATTTTAAGTTCGTTAACTAGATGTCTGAAATGCCCTGCGTGAGCACCAGCAGTAGGATACTCTTTAACTATTAGACGACCTGGAGTTTTCTCTCTAATTTTTGCAATCTTTTTATCGAATACGTCCTTAGGAAGCTGAGCAAGTTCATCAAGCGGAACATTCATGAGATTCGCATCAATACGTTCCGCGATCTTTTCTTCTGCCATCTCCATAGTAATATAAAGAACGTTCTTACCATCCATTAAGTTATTAGCTGCAAAATGACACATTGCTAATGACTTACCTACACCGGTACCGGCAAGAATAATATTAAGCGTCTTACGAGGTACACCGCCTTTAGTAATAGAGTTCATATACTCAAGATCAAACGGTATACGTTCTTCTACTCTATGATAAAAGTCGTAACGTTCTTCATAATCATTTAAGAAGTCATGACCTACAGTATTATCAAAGCTTACAGATAGAGCATCGGACAGGATAGATGGTATAGCATCTTTAGCTTTATTCTTACTCTTACCATCTATAATATGAATACTATCCATAATAGCGTTATAGATAGCTTTATCTTGACAGAACTTTTCAGTCTGATCAATTAACCATTGACGATCATGACCAGTATCTTCTTTACTAAACGTCTCAACAAGCTGTACGCTTGCATTATAATCAGATTCTACTAGTGTCTGGTCATTACTAAGTTCAATAAGAAGAGTATTAACATTCGGTACATTGCTGTACTCATTCATGTAGCTGTTTATTTTATTAAAGATAATACGCTCAGCTACATTTTGAAAGTATTCCGCCTTTATAAAAGGTACTACTTTTCTTGCGTATTCCTCATCTTTAGTTAGGTTGCTTAGTATCGTTGCTTCCATTAACCACTTCCTTCACTTTATCACTATTAGTGATAATATCGTATAAGATATCACCTATAGTATGTTCGAATTCTTTTTTTTCTGCTTCTTCATCTTCATAAACATAAGACTCTGGAGCTGCTTTCAGTTCATACTCAAATGATAGTTTAATCTCACTCTCTTCGTTTTCAAGATCACCCACAGAGACCTGCTTGTACTGATAAAGAAAGTTAGCAAACTTTCCTTCAGTAATACGTATGAGCGCTGTTTCCTCGTTAGGATTAAACATCACCTCATACTTGTTCGTCATCATCTCCATATTCAATCTCTTCTTCTTCTGTAATAGCTCCACCACCATAAGTAAACTCAGTCTGAGCTGCAAGCTCAAGCTTCTGCATTACTTCTGGTGTAAAGTACTTTTCTGGATCACTATTAATAGCTTTACCAAATACTTTAGAACCGTCTGGCAATTCATAGCGAGTAGAAACCTTCTTAATAATATCATACTTCTCAGCAAGCTCAAGAAGGCCATAGTACCGATCAAGACCTTTATCGTATGTAAGAAGCACTTCTACTTTCTTATTCTCTTTAGTAAAACGAGACTTCATCATCGTACATTTAATAATATTACCGATAACTTCTTTACCATCTTTCTCTTTCTTCTTACCTAAGAATACAATCTGAGATGCAGTATACTTAAGACCTGAACCACCGGACATTTCTTTCATAGGAATATAAGAACCAACCACATCGTAAACATGATTAGTAATTAGAAGAGGTACGTTAACTTTAGCTAGCTTAAGGTTAAGTACACGAAACGTAGCTTTAAGAACAGCAGCTTTGGTCATATCACGAGTCTCAGAACCAGCAGCAGTATCTTCTACCTCTTTAGTAGTAGACAACTGACCTAGAGAGTCAAGAACCATCATCATAGGAGGACGGTCTTTCTCTGCTGTCTTAGCATAGTTATCGATAATCTGCAATGCAGTATGTCTAAACTTCTGAATAGTTTCTGGTTCAGAGATAATAACACGTTTAGTATCAATACCTCTTGATTGCATCATCTCTTTAGTAACAGCGGCTTCAGTATCAAAATAGAATACAGCTGCATTAGGATTGTCATCTAAAAACTTTTTAACAACACCCATAGCAAAGAAAGTCTTACCAGTAGCAGACTCACCAGCAAAGGCTGTAATTTTATTATTAGGTATACCACCATATAAACTACCGCTCAATGCAGCGTTAAGAATATAAGAACCTGTATCAATACTACCGGAGAACTCTGAGCTACTTAGACCGTCTTCTGCGATCGACGTATTCTCATCATTAAGTTCTTTTACCATATTACGAAAAAAATCACTCATCTTTTACCTACTCCCAGGGGAAATCAATCCAACGTTCTGTGTCTGTTCTATCGCCTGCATAGCTACATCTAAACTTACTTTGTGTCTTTTCTAACAAACAGACGAAATAACCTGTACCATAATGATCTCTTATTTCGGTAAAGGTTTGACCACTATCATTTATATCATCAACAAATACAACAGCACCACCTGCTCCTATAGCAGCACTTATTGCTTCATTATCTTCTCTTGTTCCTCCATCACGGGTTTGCCATAACAAACATTCCATAGGAAGATTTAATAGGTGAGAGAGATGCACGGCAGGTACTAAACCTCCACGTGCAACTCCTACTATAAGGCAGGGGTTTATTGCGACAAGCTTATCAGCAAGCTCATTACAATATTTTACTACTTCTTTATATGTCATTTTATAACTTTTCATATATCACCAATTATAATATAGTTATAGTTTAGATTCAAGCTCTTTTTCTAATCTCTCTAATTTTTTTATTTTATTATAGATAAAAGAACTCTTCTTATCACCCTTGCCTGTTTCTCTATACTTTCTTAAGAGCTGACGTACATGTTCCAGATCAGGATTAGACAAATCAATATCATCATCTATCCATACATCTTGCTCCACCCAATCAAGCTCATCATCTACTACTGCGGCGACCTTCTTGGATGTAATTTTTGACTTAGCGTCTTTAATAGATATGTTGGCAGCCACCAGAAGAAGAACAGCAAGAGGGTCAAACACAAATATAATAATGAGAATGACATAGCGAACAGCATCAGCAAGGATATCGACGCTAGGGTCACCATCATATACCAACTCTGCGATATAACGTATAGGACCGACTTCAGCTTCAATTGAAAGCTGTTCTTTAGATAGTACCAATCTATCTGACTGAAGCTCTCCCATAATACTATAAGCACTATCAATAACGTTATTAAGATTATCTCGTTCATTTTTTTGACTCTCTCTTACTGTAATTGCTCCGTCATCACCCCTAATACGATCGTAGTCGATAAGAGTTTGTACAGCATTATCAAGCTGAGCAACGACAACGTT